ATCGGTCCCAGTAAACTGTGGAGAAAATGAAGCATTTTTACCATTTGATGAGGAAAGATATTCTCTGATTAGATCAGATGGAAGCACAGAAGTTTTGACATCAGATAGATTTGATTATATTGGTGGTTCAAAGCAACTTCAAATTTATAATCTGGGTTCTGATGATAATGCTACTTTAGTCGCAACTCTAACTAAAATTAAACCAAAAGCAAAGAACAAATTAAAGAATAGAGTATCATCTATTATTGTAAATAAGTCAAAACTATCTGCATCCGGAACTGGAACAACAACTCTAAATGATGGATTGATTTATGGTAATTATCCATATGGAACAAGAGTTCAGGATGAAACTTTATCACTAAATGTTCCAGATATTGTTAATGTTTGGGGTGTATATGAATCAAAGACGACGGCAGATCCTTCTGCTCCAACATTAGTTCTTTCATCAATTAGTGGTCCTTCAACTAAGACAACGGATTTGATTTTAGGTGAACAGTTTATTGGTCAACTAAGTGGTGCAATTGGCGTATGCGCCGAAAGATTAACCGACTCTCAAATATCATTCATTCCTAGAAATGAAACTACATTCAAAGAAGGTGAGACAATAACTTTTGAAGAATCAGGAATTCAGGCAGTAATTACAACCATAGACTCCCCAAGTCTAAACATTTCATCAAATTATAAGTTTGATAATGGGCAGAGAGGAACATTCTATGGTCATGGCACAATAACGAGAACTGCAAATTCATCTTCCCCAACTAAAAAACTAAAAATCTATTTTAGTAGCGGTTACTATCAAGATTCTGATGATGGCGACATCACCACAGCAGATTCATATACTGGATTTGATTATGTTAAGGATATTCAAACAGTTAACTCTGTAAGAAACTGTGATACGTTGGATATTAGACCAAGAGTTTCCGACTTTACTGTCACAGAAAACTCAAGATCTCCTTTAGAGTTTTATGGTAGAGAATTTGATAGATCTGGAAATTCTGCAGCAAATATTTTAGCATCTGACGAATCTATTATTACAACATTTTCTTTCTATCTTGGAAGAATTGATAGAATTTATGTTCGCAAAGATGGAACTTTCCAAGTTAAGTACGGCGTTCCTTCAGAAAAACCAGAAAAACCAATTTCTATTGATGATGCATTAGAAATTGCGACGGTAACGCTTCCACCATATCTATTTGACATCTCTCAGGCTTCTGTTCAATTCTTAGAACATAAGAGATATCGAATGGTCGATATCAAACAGCTTGAAAATAGAATTAAAAACTTAGAATACTATACTGCATTATCAACTCTTGAAAGTAGCACTGCAAACTTGTTTGTCCCAGACAACGATGGTCTAGATAGATTTAAGTCTGGATTCTTTGTTGATAATTTTAGCTCACTCACATCACAGGAAAATGGAATTCCTTTTGAAAATAGTATCGACTTAAAGAATAAAGAACTTCGTCCCAAACACTATACCACTGCAGTTGATTTAATTCCTGGTCCTGTTGAAGGACTAGACCCAGATGTTGATTATGCATTTGAACAACCAGAAGGCAATAATATTAGGAAAACTGGTGACCTTATAACTCTAGATTATTCCGAAGTTGAATGGTTAAAACAGTCTATTGCAACAAGAACTGAAAGTGTAACTCCTTTTGTCATTAGTTTCTGGCAGGGAACAATCGAACTTACTCCATCTACGGATACTTGGGTTGATACAGTTCGTTTAGATGCAAAGATTATTAATGTTGAGGGTAACTACTCTCAAACAATGGCTCAAGCTCAACAACAGTTTAATGTTGACCCACAAACTGGATATGCACCTACTGTTTGGGGTGCTTGGGAAACAAACTGGACTGGAAAAGAGGTTATTGAAAGTGTAAGCGTTAGAAGTGATACTTCTTATAACTATGGATACTATGGTTATTATGGTGGATGGTGGTGGGGCTGGCCATATGGTTATTATGGTTACTATGGATATTGGGGTTACTATGGATACTGGGGTTGGCACCGTGGATATTCAACTACAACGGTAACGCAAGATACTTACAGAGAAGTTAAAGAAACCGGTGTAAAATCAAGAACTGGAACGACCACCTTCGTTACTGAGCAGTTTGATAGAGAGTCTATTGGTGATAAAGTTGTAAGTAGAGATTTAGTTCAATACTTAAGATCTCGCAATATTCAGTTTATTGCAAAGAATATAAAACCACTTACACAAGTTTATGCATTCTTTGACGGTGTAGATGTTACTAAATTCTGCACACCAAAACTACTTGAAATAAGTATGATTTCTGGTGTGTTTGAAGTTGGAGAAACTGTTATTGGTACGGTTGCAAAAACTGGACTAAGTGAAACATCTATTGAAGAAAGCGATCCAAAGATTGCATTTAGAGTTGCACAATCAAACCATAAAGAAGGGCAATACAACAGCCCATCTTCAACTTTCCCATTAAATCCATATACAAGTCAACCACTTCCGGCAACATATTCATCAACTAGTGAAGTTCTCAATATTGATACATTCTCACTATGCGCTCAATATCAAGGAGAATATAGTGGATGGGTTCAATCTGGTATGACTTTGGTTGGCAAAACCAGTGGTGCTCAAGCATCTATAACGAATGTTAGGTTGGTTTCCGACGTATATACTTCTCTAATTGGAAGTTTCTATATACCAAACCCAAATATATCGGTCAATCCTAGATTTGAAAATGGTTCAAAGACACTCACCCTGATTAATAATAACATTAATGACCACAACTTAGCTTCAACAATTGCTGAAGAGAAGTTTACTTCTAGTGGAACTATTGAAACTGTTCAGGAAAATATCATTTCAACAAGAAATGCTAAGATTGAGCAAAAACAAGAACTTGAGCAGGAGAATGTATCCAGAACAACTGGAAATCAGTTGGTTAAGAGTGAAGTTGTATCCAAGTCAACTAACTGGTACAGATGCCCCTGGTGGGACCCTCTCGCACAATCATTCTTGGTGCAAGAAGAAAGTGGTGTCTTCTTAACAAGATGCGAACTATTCTTTAAGACTAGAGATGATGCAGATATTCCAGTATTGTTCCAAATCAGAACGATGCAGAATGGATATCCCACACAAACGATTCTTCCATTCTCTGAAATAATTCTAGAACCAGATAGTGTTAACATTTCCAATGATGGTTCAGTACCAACTTCATTTACATTCAAGGCACCAGTTTATCTGGAGGGTGGCAAAGAATATGCAATCGTTGTTGGTTCTAACTCAACTAAGTATAATGCATATATCTCAAGAGTTGGTGAAGTAGATATTCTTACCCAATCATATATTTCAAACCAACCATATCTTGGATCTCTATTTAAATCCCAGAATGCTTCTACCTGGGAAGCAAGTCAGTGGGAAGACTTGAAGTTTACTCTTTATAGAGCCGAGTTCATAGATTCTGGTAGTGTTGATTTCTATAGTCCTGAACTGAGACCAGGAAACTCTCAGGTCCCAACTTTACTACCAAACTCACTGAACTTAAACTCCAGACAGATTAGATTGGGTCTTTCTACTGCAATTTATGATGCAAATCTCACCTTAGGAAATACTATTCTCCAACAGGGAACAGATGCTTCTGGCAATTATATTGGAAATGCAGGTATTGCAACTGGAGCACTTCAAATTATAAATGCAGGTATTGGATATACTCCTTCATCAGGAATTGCAACCTTCACAAATATTGACCTAATTTCAATAACTGGAAATGGAAGAGATGCAAAAGCAGATATTACAATTTCAAATGGAGTTGCTATTGGCGCTACAATAGTTAATTCTGGAAATGGTTATCAGGTTGGTGATGTTCTTGGTATAAGCACTCTTGGTTCATCACCTGTTGGTAGAGATGCGCTATTCTCACTTGTTTCAATTGCAAGTACTAACGAATTGATTCTTGATAATGTTCAGGGTGAATTCTTAACCACTGGAGTAGGCAACACTGTATTGTATGTTAACAATGTTGGTTTGACTACAGTATTAAACTATTCATTTGGTGGCGATGTTCAAGTTGATGAGAAAAACGTTGATAATGATGGATTACATATTGTCGTCAATCACAAAAACCACGGAATGTATTTCAGTGATAACTATGTGGAAATTTCTGGAGTGGAAAGTGATATTCCACCAACAAAACTATCCACAGATTATGCCTTTGATTCCACTGCATCAATTCCAGTTGTCGATTCTATAAATTTCGCATCTTTTGAAAATGTTGGAGTCAGTTCAACAAATCCTGGATATGCTCTTATTGGAAAAGAGTTGTTTGAATACAGAGCAACTAGCGTTGGTTCTCTTGATGATATAACCAGAATTGGTTATATTGACCCAACATTCTTCTCACCGACAGCATCAATGGCTGTTGATCACTTATCAGGAACTCCAGTTTATAAGTATGAATTGGGTGGAGTTTCTCTATCAAGAATTAATACTACTCATTATCTTGGTGATGCAACCGTTGCAGATCCAATCAAGTTTGATTCATACAATATCAAACTTGATATGAGTTCAAATGGAACTGATAGAACTCTAAGTTCAGGATTCCCCAAACTTTATATCAATGAAACAAAACTTGGTGGAGGATTTAACATTAAGGCTACACAAAATATTCCTTTCGAACTAATAACTCCATCCGTTCAAAATATAACGGTACAAGGAACCGCACTAAGCGCAGAAATTAGAACAGTTACTGCTTCTAGTATTAGTGGAAACGAAATTCCATATGTTGATGTTGGATATGAACCTCTTGCATTAGATAAGACAAATTATTTCAACACACCAAGACTTATTGCTTCCAGAATCAACGAAACTTCCAAACTTGGAACTATTCCTGGAAATAAATCAATGAACATTAGAATGTTCTTGAATACAGTAGATTCTCGCGTAAGTCCTGTAATTGATACTCAAAGAATCAGTGCTATTTTAACTTCCAACAGAATTAACAGTGTTATTACAGATTATGCAACTGATAATAGAGTTAATACTTTGGGAACCGATCCATCTGCTTTCCAATATGTTTCTAAAGAGATTACTTTAGAAAATCCAGCGTCATCTATTAAGATTATTATAGATGCTCACATAAACACTTATTGTGACATAAGAGCATTCTATGCAATAGGAGAGTCCCAAAACTTTATTCCAATCTTTACTCCTTTCCCAGGTTATAATAATTTGGATGCGAGAAAGCAAATTATAAACTTTGAAAATAGTAATGGTCTTCCTGATGCATTTGTCCAACAAACAACATCTTTTGGATTTGAATCCGGAAATATTGAATATCGTGAATACAATTTCACGGCAGACAATCTCCCATCATTTAGATCTTATAGAATTAAGTTGGTAATGACATCCACCAATCAAGTATATCCACCAAGAGCTAGAAATCTAAGAGTTATTGCCCTTGCCTGATTTTAAAATGAACCCAGAATATCTAAGAGTAGAAGGTCATCTGAACCTTCTACGAGACCCAAATACAAACTCCATCGTCAACTTGGACATGTCAGAATATCAACAATATATTGCAAGAAAAAATGTAAAAAGTGAAGAAAATAAGAAGATACAAAATTTGGAGGATGATGTTGCTAACATTAAGGGAGACCTTGATGAAATTAAGTCATTACTTAGGAGTTTAGTAAATGGATCCTGACAAAATTGTTTTAGAAAATCTTTCAAAAAGTTTTGAATATGTAAAAGCGTGTGCAGAGATAGACTCTATTGAAGATATTGAAGATTTACGAAATATTAGTAAATCTTATATGAAACTTTATATGAAACAACAAGAAGTTATATCTCAAATGTTCTCTTCTAGCACCAATCCATAAATATTTTAAAAAGTATAATAAAAATGGCGCAACCCACCTCTAGACAAGAATTAATAGATTATTGCAAAAGAAAACTGGGTGCGCCAGTTTTAGAAATTAATGTTGCTGATGAGCAAATAGATGATCTTGTAGATGATGCAATTCAATTTTTTCAAGAAAGACACTTTGATGGTGTTGGTCAAGTATACCTAAAGTATCAAGTAACTCAGGATGATATTGACAGAGGTAGGGCACCAAATGGAGACAATCCAACAGCAGGAATAGCAACTACTTCTGCTACTGCAACCATCTCAGGTTCTCCAGTTACTTTTACATATAAAGAAAATAGCAATTTCCTACAAGTTCCACCATCTATTATTGGAATACAGAAGATTTATCATTTTGATGGAACTAATACAACAACCAATAATATGTTTAGTGTTAAGTATCAACTGTTTTTGAATGATATTTACTATTGGGGATCGACAGAGATATTGACATATGCAATGACAAAGACATATCTTGAGGATATTGACTTTCTTCTTACAACTCAAAAGCAGATAAGATTTAACCAAAGGCAGGATAGATTATATTTGGATATTGATTGGGGAAGTGTTGCTGTTGGAGATTATTTAATTATTGATTGTTATAGGGCATTAAATCCAAACGACTTCAGTAGGGTTTGGAATGATTCATTCTTAAAACTATACTTAACGTCTTTGATAAAAAGGCAGTGGGGACAAAACTTAATTAAATTCCAAGGAGTAAAACTTCCAGGTGGAGTTGAATTAAATGGTAGACAACTATATGACGATGGACAAAAAGAAATAGATGTAATAATGGAAAAGATGTCTAATACTTATGAACTTCCACCTTTAGATATGATTGGATAATAACCATGCTAAATCCATTCTTTCAACAAGGTTCAAGAGAAGAGCAAAGTCTAATTCAAGACATAATCAACGAACAGTTGAGAATGTATGGTGTTGAAGTATATTATTTACCAAGACAGTATGTTACAGAAAACACTGTTATCCGCGAGGTTATAGAATCCAAATTCGAAATTGCTCATCCAATAGAAGCATATGTAGAAAATTATGAAGGTTATGCAGACAACTCATCAATACTTACAAAATTTGGAATTCAAGCAACAAATGAAATTACTCTGATAATTTCTAAAGAAAGATATGAAGATTATATTTCTCCACTAATCTCTGGGAAAAGTAATATAAAACTTTCGTCTAGACCAAAAGAAGGAGATCTTTTATATTTTCCTCTTGGCGATAGACTATTTGAAATAAAATATGTAGAGCATGAAAAACCTTTTTATCAACTACAGAAAAATTATGTTTATGAACTTAGATGCGAACTATTCAGATATGAAGATGAAATTATTAATACTGGAGTTGACGAAATTGACGACATTCTAATTGGAGAGGATGGTGCAGATAATCAAGATGTATTTGTGGGAAGAACACAGACACTGACATTAGTTGGTTCTGCGGTAACTGCGACTGCAAATCTGTCTTTGCTTAATGGTGGTATTAGATTTATAACAGTTACTAATCGTGGTGGGGGATATACTTCCACCCCACAAGTTGCAATTTCTTCAGCACCTTCAGGTGGAATTACAGGTATTGCAACTGCAACCATGATTGGTGGAGTTGTGGTATGTAATGATAACTTAAACCCATCTGCAAAATCAGTACAATCGGTAGAAATAATCAATTCGGGAATTGGATACACAACAACTCCGGGAGTTAGATTTATTGGTGGAGGAGGTTCTGGAGCTGCTGCAACAGCAACCATTGGCAATGGAATTGTTGGAGTTATAACAGTAACTTCTGGCGGTTCTGGATATACTTCTCCACCACAAATATCTTTCACTAATGAAGTATTCTTGACCGGTGTTTCTACGGTTTCCGCTGCTGCCACCGCGATTGTAAGCACTGCAGGAACAATAACAGCGATTAATATAACTAATGCTGGTCTTGGATATAGTATTGCACCAACTATCAATATTGCAACGCCATATAGTTCAGGAATAGGAACATTTATATTTAATGAGACGGTAACGGGAAGTTTGAGTGGAACAACAGCTAAGGTAAGAGAGTGGAATGTTCTGAACAGCGAATTAATAGTATCAAATGTTTCTGGTTCATTCTTAAATGGAGAAAATGTTGTTGGTTCTGCTTCTAGTGCTACATATCAAATAAGATTCTCATATATTGATATGGATAATGATGGGTATTCTTCAAATGATGAAATTGAATTGGAGGCAGATTCAATAATAGATTTTTCAGAATCTAATCCATTTGGAATGCCATAAATAACTGTTATTATGAGTAAATAGTAACATAAGGATATTGAGATATGTTTGAGTATTTTTATAACGAAATACTAAGAAGGACTGTAATTTCCTTTGGTAGCTTGTTTAACAACATTTTGATTAAACACACCAATAATTCCGACCAGGTTACCAGTGTTATAAAGGTTCCTCTGGCTTATGGTCCAACACAAAAGTTTCTCGCTAGGTTAGAACAATCGCCCGATTTGAATAAATCAACTGCGATTACTTTGCCAAGGATGTCTTTTGAGTTCACTGGACTTACATATGACCCTGCAAGAAAAGTAACTACAACTCAAACATTTACCGCAAAAGATCCCGAAGACGGGTCAGAAACTAAAAAGGCATATATGCCAGTTCCTTATAATATGCAATTTGAACTGAGTATTATGTCAAAATTAAATGATGATGCTCTACAGATTATTGAACAAATTTTACCATACTTTCAACCATCTTATAACCTTACAGTTGAACTGCTAGAAAGTATTGGCGAAAAGAGAGATGTTCCTGTGGTATTAGAAAATATCACGATGCAGGATGATTATGAAGGAAACTTCACTACAAGAAGGGTTTTATTATACACACTAAGATTTAGTGTAAAAACATATCTATTTGGTCCAGTATCCAGCGCAACCAAGGATATTGTCAGAAAGGTTTCTGTCAGTTATCTTACTGGCACAAATACAGAAAATACTTCGAGAGAAGTTGTTTTCTCATCAGAACCAAGAGCAATTAAAAATTATACTGGAACTATTTT